AATTCCTGATGTTTGTCGGCGTAATTAGCTTCATAGTGCCACCGCCACTCCTGCAAGACGCCTTCCATCCACTCGGCCAGGCCCGCGTCAACGCCAATATAGTCTAGCTCTTTGTCTTCCAGCTTAGCCATCAGCATTCAACCTTGTTTGATTTGCGGAGGTTTGTCTCTGCGGTAACAACGCGCAGATTCCACGGGACATGAAGCCCTCGCGCCTCCTTTCCAAGCAAAGGTACAATGTGGTCAACGTGATGTTCGACCCCAGTTAGTTCCTGCCTCTGCATTCTCAATTCATATATCTCCGAAATCATCCACTTCTGGTCATCAGTCAACCAAAGAGGAGTGGCCTGTATTTTTGCGGCGTTTCTGTAAGCCGCTCGTTCCGCGTAGTAGGCCAAATTCTTGCGCCTATGCCTACGGCTTAGCTCAGTCGGGCCTACCGCTTGTGCCGCCCTCATGGCGTCATACGTCTTTCTGTCGCCATACTTGCGCTTTTGACGCTTCTGCTCAGCGGCATACACCCCACAGCACGCCTTGCACTTGTTCAGCCGCCCGTCTTTCATGCCGCTGTGGGCATAAAAACCTGTCAGCGGCTTAATCTCGCCACATTTGAAGCAGGGCTTCTCCGTTTCAAAAAGAGGCAACTGCATCTATAGGTTCCCACTCATCTGCCAGCTCAATACCGTCTAGGTAGGCGATCTGCGCTATCTGGTCGGCGTATGCGAGCGCGTCAATCAGGTCATCATGGACAAGTGTAGAAGGGAAGTTAGCCGCCTCATCAATAAACCGCTCGTTCCACGCGGCGTTTTTGAGGGAGATCATCTGGTTGGCAAACCTACCCTCCAAAGCCCACGCAATCCGATCCTCTTTTTTCTGGTTGCCATGCGTCAATAGCTCCACATGGAACAGCCTCCCCCTACGTCTCATCAAATCCCCAAGGGGGGACATCACGGCTTGCTGTGCAATACCCCGCTCCATGCCAATCTTCAGGGGTCGGTACTTCTCCACAGCGTCAAAGATCTTCTGACAGGTCTCATCTAGAGACCATTGCCCGTATACAATGTCCTCGACGTACCACTTTCCAGAGGGGGCCACCTTTGTTACGGCGATAGCGCTGTTGTCCCGCTTCTTGGCCTTCCTCTGCCCTTGGGCCTTGAATCCAGCAAGGTCAATGGATATGTAGTAATCGCCGGAATCTTTTACCTCATCGTGGTAAATGAAGTTGTCAGTGTCGAAAATCCCGCCTGTTCTGGCGTCGAAACTGGCGAGAAACTCCTGCTGGAAGGCCCATGCCGGAAGAGTGGACCGCGCGTGTTCGATTTCAGCCTTGTCTACAAGAGGATTATCAAAAGAGGTGTAGTGGAACTGGTTCCAATCATCCCAGCCACTGGCCCCTTGGAACATATCGTAGAAGTGGTTTCTTCCCTCTGGTGTTCCGATGGCGATTAGGGAGCCTTTCCTATCTGCGAGGGCCGGTCTTAAGATGGACTCAAACACATCCGGCTTCATAAACGCATATTCGTCGAGAACGAGGTGCTTAAGGCTCACACCACGCAGGGAATCCGGTCTATCAGCGCCCTTCAAATAGATGGTGTTGCCGCCACTTAGGGTGATTTCAAGGTTGTTGATGTGACTTCGCTCAATGATGTCATTGGCGATATCAAAGATGGTGTGCCAGATTACGTCACGAGCCTGTCCTTGGGTGGGGGCAACGTAAAAGACCTTGCCATCCCGACCATCAAGGGCAGATAAGATGAGAGAAATAGCGGCTAGATGGGATTTCCCAGTTCGTCTACCAGCGGCAACGATCTTGAAGCGGGAGGCATCCTGCATCACTTCTTCCTGCCAAGGCAAGAGCTGTAAGTTGAGATCACTCACTGGATCGACACCGGCTCGCTAACATCCTTCTCCGGCTCCACATCGACCTTCAATCCTGTGATGTTTATATTGACCGCAGAAGACTTCTTGGATTCAGCAGTAAAAGACTGAATAGGGAGGATTCTTTCGGAGATGATCTTAATGGCAACGGCTTGGCCTGAGTGTTCGTCATCCAAGGCCATGGCAAACAGCTTTTCCACAAAGCGATCTAAAGATGAGTGAGTCAGAAACTCAGTGCGCAGAAGAGACAACCGATGACGTTGCTCCTCACGAGATAGCTTGGACAATTCCCTTTTCTCGCGGCGAGCATCCTCCCTGCCACGCTTACGGACATTGACTTCCTTTCTCTCAGCACACTTGTCTTCTAGGGACAAAACACTTGTTCCAAACAAGTAAGTGTCGCCATAGTATACATATCTGACTAACCCCGCAACCCCTCCGAAAAACACCCCAATTCAGTTACAGAGCCTTTGGCTCCGAACAGGCTAACGCCGTCTCAGACATACAGCCACGTGGGTTTCAGCGTTTTCGCTTTAGTAAGGGAGAGTGGGAACCGGAGGAAATCGGCGCGCGCAACCCCCTCCCCCCCGGCCCAACGCAGGCAGGCAATTACTTGTTTGCAACAAGCAAGTAGCTAGTGGTCACTATCGCTGAAGCCCGCACCGTTGATGGGTTCCGAGGTCAGGCAAAATCCAGCTGTGACTTCCTCATACATGTATTTACGGCAGTTAGAATGGCTTACGTATGCGGGTTGTGAGTCCGTTCCATTCTGGAATCGTAAGTTCCAAAAGAGCACCCACTGATATGTATTAAGGCCACCAATTAGTATTAAGGCCGCTGGATGGTATTGGGGGTTTGACTTCCTATATCAGTCTATAGGTATTGGTAATCAGTAAAGCACTGGACGCTGGCGGCAACGCTGTGCCATTCCCCATGATTTGACGCCAACCAACTGTCAGGTTTCCCCAATGCGCTCAGATGGTTAGCCAGTGCCACACCCTACCAATGACCAGCTGAATAATGGGGCGCCTGTATAGCGCTCTGTGCGCTCTCTGTACGCCTGAATAAAAAGACCAAATAACAGCGGCGACTGTGGGGATAAAAATAATTTCAATTATTACTTGACACACTATTTCCGTTCATGTACCGTTCGCATTGTTGGGTGTTATCCCAGCATTCACTAGCTCACTGATACTGGCAAACGCTCACAACATGAGGATTTATAACCATGCAAGATCAAGTAATAACAATTCAGCCAAGCACACAAGGCGGCTTTGAAGTTTGCTGGTGCGATAACGCATTGTTACAAAACGCTGGCCCGTTAATGCGAATTTTTGACAGCATCGCGGACGCTATAGAGCATGCCAACATGGTTGCCGAGCAAGCTTACTTTGAGAATGGCGAGCTTTGGACAATCCACAACATCGCCGCATAAGCGGCCCCACAACGCTCACAAAAAGAGGAATCACACCATGTCAAAGATTGACCACACAGCACGATTAAACGATCAAATCGCGGACAAACTGCAAGCCATAGCGGACGCGGTATCGGCTCCGGATTTCGATCCCAACTCATTTGAAATGCCATTCAAGTCTACAGGGTGCAGACCGTATAACCCCGACACGGGACACGCGGCAACCGGAACCAATGCTTTCACAGCGATGATGATGGGCGTCACGTTTTACAGCACCTATGATGGGTGGGCGCGCCTTGGCTATCAGGTGACAGACTCGGCAACTTTTTACCTTGCCATGCCAAAAAAATTCAAAGTTGACGCGGACAAGTCACCCAGCGGCAAAGATGAATGGCGCGTAGGCGGGTTCACTTCAAAAGCGGTTTGGTCATTTGAATCCGTCACGCTCCGCACCCCCGAATCAGACGCCAAGCTAAAGCGCGCTCACAAGTCGCCCATTCCGGCTAAACCATGGATGCCGCCAGCGATCAAAAAGCGCTCAGATGTTGACACTTGCGCGGACGTTGAAGCGTTCATTTCTAATCTTGGCGCGACCATCACCCACAGCGATCAAGGCCGCGCATATTATACCCCAGCGCTGGATGCGGTGACCATGCCGCGCAAAGAGTTATTCCACGCTACCAGCACCCGCACGGCGACCGAAGCATACTATTCGGTTTACTTGCATGAGCTGACACACTGGACCGGCCACAAGTCGCGTTGCAATCGCTCAGATGATCGAAGCAAGCGCGGCTATGCGTTTGAGGAATTAGTCGCGGAGATCGGGGCAATGCTCATGTGCGCGGATCTGGGCATTGAGACAACGATGCGGGTTGACCATGTGAAATACATCGGCAATTGGCTGGCGGCACTGAAGTCTGACACCAAGTACATATTCAGCGCTGGCAAGCTCGCACAAGACGCTTGCAACCATCTTCACGGGTTGCAACCCGAAAACCAAACTCAGGCCGCTTAATTGCGGCCCCACCTAGTAATATCTGAATAGGGAGATTTAGCCATGAATAACGAAACCGATTTAATCACGCGCGCCTTTGTCCAGATGACACTGGCGCAAGTTGAGGAATTGGCCCGACTCAAGCGCGAAGGAATGCACCTCGCCATGAATGCAAACCTATCCGCGCAACTAGATCACGATCATGAGGAGCGCGAGATCATGCGCAACATCGTCGGAGAGTGTTTAGCCAAAACGCGGAGGGGCGCGGCATGAGCAAGATAGGGCAATACGTTCACGGGCTACAGGAAGACGCCCGCCACTATTGGATAACAATGGACGCGGCGAGGGGTAAAACTCTCGCTGACTTCAGTCCCGAACAAATAAACCGGATGGTTTGGAGCGCTCGCCTTTGGCTTCGCAATCAACCGCAAACCGAATACGCCGAGCAAGTCTTATTGACTCAGGACGCGCGCGCGGAGATTACCCGCCGAGCAATTGAAGCCGAGCAAACAGCCGACTATCGCGAGGGGGTGGGAATATGAACCTGTGCGGAGAATGCGGGCGGGTAAATGGTCACCATCCCCACTGCCCAAATGCCGAAGATATCCCGCACAACTTCAGCCAGTGCGAAGTGTGCGGAGAGATTGAAGAATCTGGCTTCATAAATGATTACGGCGCTTGCATCGATTGCGAGGAATTGCGCCCGTGATTAATTCGGATTGGGTAGGCGCGGCGATGTTTCTGTTTTTTATTGTCTGCGCCTATTCACTTGTTGCTAATTGAGGAAATTGAAATGCTTAAATTTGAGAAATGCGAAAATATTTCGGGAACGTGCCTGCAAGGGTACACCACCGCGAAATACTCTGATCTGGTTCACGCATTTGGAAAACCTGATTGGATTGATTACGACCCATCCGAGAAAGTCTCGCATGAGTGGGGACTGTCATTCACTGACGCTGAAGGGGAGACGGTGCGAGCCACTGTATACGCATGGAAATATTACGATGGCGGTATAGCTGTTGAGTCTGACGTTCCTATCCGATGGAACATAGGCGGGGACTCGCCCCGTGCAACATGGTTTATTAATTCAGCAATGAGGAGAGGCGGCAATGATTAAACCACCAATTGAGAAAGGCATCCCCGTGACCACACCGGAGCGCGTGAGGGGGTCTAAATGGGCATGGCTGTCTGACCTAGAGGTTGGAGATTCTTTTGCCTGTAGTCGCGCTGACGCGCCCAGAGTGGGGGCCGCTGTGCAACAGCAACGAAAGGCCGGATGGCTTCCCGAGGATTACCGGATTAGTCGCCGCCCAGAAGGCGAAGACAGTTACCGAGTGTGGCGCGTTTCCTGATGCGGAACCGTTGCAAATATTACTAGGTTTGTGTGGGATAAAAGTCCCGCCAAGCCTAGCTTTCAAGCTAATCTATACTCCCTCGTTTTATCCCATAATCGGGCTGTAGGCATTGCCCTGAAAGCATTGTATGTCGGCCTACGAAACCGAAGGTCAGAGGTTCAAATCCTCTATTCCGCGCCATCAAACCTAGTGTTTATGCGGCCTAGAGGGGAGGCTAAATAATTAACTCGCCTTTGTGGGATAACACTGTGGGTAACAGAATTTAAACGTCAGCATCATCTGCGTAATCAGGGGTGATTTTTCTTGGTGTTCTGACGTAAGTATCCAGCATTGATTCGGACTTGTGACCAGCCCAAGGTTCATGCATATCTGATAGGCCCTTGGCTTTGATGTCGTGATACGAAAACTTTGCGCCGCCTGCCTCAGCTACCTTTGTCATCAGCCTGCGCCAAGCGGAATCAAACTGCGGCACACGGATATGTCCGGCAGGAGTCCTGACCAAGTATTCCCCCGACCCTGACAACGCCCTCGCCCTCTCGACCACTGACCGAAGCGCCGGAGTCCATTGCGTAACCTCAGCCTTACTGCCCTTACTGCGGTTAATCAAAAGGCCATCGGCTTGAATGTCGTTAAGGGTTAGGGCTAGCACCTCTCCCCTCCTAGCGCGGCAGATATACGATAAGTCCATCGCGACTTGCAACCAGAGAGGAGCAAGGCTCTTTGCCCTGCGGTATTCTTGGTCATTCACATACCGAGTACGCGGCTTTTCCTTGTTGGGCTTCACCTCCTTGCAGGCATTGGGGGGAATCTTGTACCGCTCTAGCGCCCATGCCCACGCCGAACTCAGCACTGCTATCTGCCGATTGGCGCTGACCGGATGACTGCTCAAGTCTAGGTATTCACGCAAAAGGTAGCGGTCTACCCGTGTTAACAGCAATTGACCGAACGGCTTGCCGTTAGTCATCAGCTTATTTTGTAGGGTGTTGGCGCGACTGCGGTAATCAGTCTGGGTCTTGACTCTAAGGTTATTAAACTGACGGCTACCGAAATAGGTTTGCAGTAGCCAAGTTACGGTGTGCTGTTGCTCTGTATGGAGGGCTTCATACTCGGCCCAGACTTCTGAAAGAGGGGCATCAAGTGGGGCGAGCCAAACTCTAGAACCCCACCTGATTTTGCCATCCACCCTCCCCATGTAAGGACGGAAAACAACGCCCCGAACTTTGTCCCTACTGGTGTACGGGGGCAAACCCGATTCTTTCTTCCTCGGCATCCTTGGTCACATAATGTTTCTCAACGGATGCGTACTTTACCTTTGGTCTTCCCTTGGCATCAACCAAGTAGGGGATACTTTGCTTATCTAACCATCGCATTAGCGAATCCACTTGCTTTACCCCTGCGAACTCAAGCAGTTCACTGTGCTTAAAAAATGCGCTGTTATCCATTAATCCCACCCTGCCATTTTGTTAGAACCACCACCCTGACCGCCCTGTCGCGGCTCAATATCAAAGCACTCGACCCATCCGCTGAACTCCCCGACAGGGATGCTGTCCAGCTTGACCTTGTACTTTCCGTTACCGTCCGACTGAAGCACCCCGATGTTGAGCCAGCTAGTCTTGGTCTCGCCGGTCTGCTTGTCGGTGTACTCCCCTTTCGGAACCATCAGTTTCTTGATTGCCTTCACGCGCGAGCCTCCGCATAGTCTTGCTTCTTAATCGTTGATACACACTTGCCGACAGCGCCATCAGCCCTCAGCAATGCGACCTCTGATGTTGTCCACACCCCGCCCTTTGAAGGCGCACGGCGCAATGCCTGTAGCGTGTCCTCATCCCAATCCATAAAGATGCCAGCCGCAGTCATAAAGTCTTCCTCCTGCATGGCGGTTTTCATCATGTGGATCTCATCTAGGTTTTCGCGAACGGCAACAGCGTGAGCCATCAACCCCTCATCAACCGCGTTCTGGTTCTGCTGGTTGATAGCACCAGCCACCTCATCAGCACTGGCTATCTCTGTACCTGCCATACCGAAGAAGGCAAGCGCCCTGCCGACAGCAGATGTCTCACAGTTTTCAACCGCTGATGTCTGATTGATTCGGCTGGACGTTCGACTCTCCTCTGCAATGCCGGAAGAGATTTGGCGACCAGCCTCATCAGTAATCACTGCCCGACACACCACCGTGGCGTCATCAATAGACAAGATTTCCGTGTGAATACCGAAATCAGGATGCCGCTCGCGAAAATCGTTCGTTCGCCTCGCGACAGTGAGATATTGCTTTCCGTGGATATTAACCACGCCGTCATCTTTCTTGCTCACAATGCCCTCCTAGCAATATGTGACATGGGATATGCAAAACTAACCCCGACTTATCGGGGCTTGTCACTATTGTGTCAGTAAGATGTGCTTAATGCAAGGCTTGCTTACTTAGAGAAGGCGTCCATGACCTCACGGACCGCCGCGACCCTTTCTGTCGGGAGAGAAATCAAAGAGTCGATGGCCTTGCCAATAATCTTGGTGCGATTTAATTCTGAGGGCTGTAGTAAACGGCTCATCATCACTCGCATATCGACGTTCAGCGCGTCACACATTTTCTTTGCTGTATCCAGCGTCGGTATGTTCTTCTTGTTGATCGTGACCCACAGCGTCTTCTGCGCGATCCCAGAGCGTAAAGCGACACCGTTAGTGCTGATGTCGTTTTGCTCCATAAACTGTTTCAGATTGTCGGCAAACACCTCAGACATCAACGGTGCAATTGGTGACAAATTTTCGTCTGGCATATTTACATTCCCGATACATGGTGTATCTTTTAGTTTATCCCAACCGCTTACACAGATTAGGACACTTTTGAAATGCCTGACTCCGCTCACGTAATGATAATGAGTACGTTAGTAAAACAACGACTCGAATACCTTGATGCGGAGGACGCATCCCACCTTGCACAGCCTGTTCAGGATGCCATAACGCATGAATACGCTAACCTGCTTGAACTGCAAGATTGGCTAGCTAACCATTTTCAATAAACTTTTACAACCACCAAACGCAACATTTGTTTACTGTTGACCACCTCTAGCAACATGTGCCATGATGACCCTACTTAGCAACCATTGGGTATACAGCTTACGGATGAGGACACAACCATGATGAGCCAGAAAGAACGAATCCTTCACCACCTCCAGCAAGGACAGACACTCAACCGATTGGTGAGCTGGTCACGGCTTGGAGTGCTTGAAGCCCCTGCCCGCATTTCTGAACTGCGCGCTGACGGGCATCCCATTAAGACCCAGATGAAGACCGTGCATAACCGCTACGGCGAGAAGGTTTCCATCGCTGAATGGTCTATCGAATCCGGCTGACCTCATCAGTGAGCGCAGGTTAGCCAGCCCCCTGTCGGATAAATGCTGGCCCTAATTCGCCACAGGATGTGGCAATGCTCAGCCGGTAGCTCACCGGCATCGAAAGAAAGGTAATCAACCATGAAAGTTAAACTGAAAAACGTGCGCTCAAATCCCTTTCGGGATATGGAAACGTACCCCTGCAAGCAGGACAAACTTGAAGCTCTCAAGCGGTCTATTCAGGACACTGATTTCTGGGAGAACATCGTAGCCAGAGAGGTGAAAGGCGGCATCGAAATTGCCTACGGACATCATCGGCTTGAAGCCCTGCGATCAGTCTACCCCGCCACCAAAGAATTTAATTTCATCATCCGTGATCTATCAGATACAGATATGGCAAAGATCATGGCGGCTGAGAACATGGAGGAGTGGGGCTCCGATGCTGACGTTGAGCAGGAGACTGTTCGCGCAATCGTCAAGGGCTACGCCGATGGGCGCATCGACCTTGGCAAACTGCCTGCAAGAACAGCAAAAACCTCTATTCGGTATGCGCCTAATTTTGCAATCTTAGATGGTGCCGAGGCGCCTAGTGACCATCCGTACACCGCCGGGATGCTGATCGAATTTCTTGGCTGGAATGAGTACAGGGTTACGACTGCGCTTCATTCCCTTGCGCTGATCGAATCAGGAAAGGCCAAGCCAGAAACCTTTAAAGGGTTGTCGGCTGGGCAGGCGTCAGTTACTAACACGCTTGTTACGCGTCACACCAAGGGTGCTGAAACGCGGGCCAAGATAGCCAGAAAGCGGGGCGACGAAGCGACTGCGAAAGAGGCTGAGAAAGAAGTCGCGCAGACAGCCAAGAAAGTAACCACCGCCCTGTCTGACGGGTTCCGCAAAGGGACTATCAGCACACGGAGCGCATCAGAGGAGGCATACAAAGCGGCTAATCCATTCGGCAAGACAGAGGAATTGCCAGAGATCAACCGCAAAGCCAAGTCCCTTGCCAATTCACTGAGCAAACTGCTGACCGATGACAGCCAACAAGGGCTGGCCGTGGCAGAGATTGCCAAGTTCTCAAAGCACCTCGACGAAGAATCACTTGAGTCCCTGAGCTTAGCCTTATCTGGCTTGGAGTCTCGGTGTGCAGGGTTACGAGCGGCCCTGCATAAACGCCCCGCTCAGAAAGTACGCGAAAGCGTCAAGATGATAGGAGGTCAGTAATGACCAACAGAGAAAGAATGACACACCGTAAAAGGATGGTGTCTGAAGCCGCGTCAGTCATAGCGGACTTGTACGAAATGGGTGTCACCGCCCCGACAATCGACCAGATTGTGGAGCAGATGGTGGATGACAGTGTTAGTCCCGCAGTCAGTCCGGCTATGCGAGCGACGATTCTCACAGAGGTGGGGAACATCGTTTCCTCTAGCTTCCGTGATATTTGTCAAGCCGCCGCTGGGGACATGGACGTTGATTATCACTACACATCAAAGCGATTTCACCGGCCCAACGCCGGCACATCGTTGCCTGCTGTGGGTGACATCATCCCCGGTGAGTACAAGGAAGATGGGCTAACGCCGAAGCAGTATGACCAAGAGGCAATCAACAAAATTGCGCTGGGTCGTATCGTATGTTTCGGCAACGGTGGCTTTCAGGGCCGCGCCGTTGGCGTTCGCTTTGTAAGCGAGGCCGACTGTCCTGACCTACTGATGAGCCTGAACGCTATGAAGGCTGTTGAGACTAATCGCGCCGCACTGAAGACCAACTCTGATCGCATTCAGAAGATGGTTAGCAGTCCAGCGATTCCGTCTGAAGAAGCCGCGAAGCTGAAGGAGCGTCATGGAGCCGCGACAGTGGCGGGGCAACTCGCCCTTCATGACTGAGAGCGGACAGGGGGATACACCAGCAGAGGCCGTGGAAAGTCAAAGCTGAGCATACCCCCACTGTCCACGGGGCAGAGTGTACTCCACTCCCGTGGATTCCAGTTTCCGGTCTGGATTATCAAAACCGGCCTTTCATTTAACTGAGGCTAGTCGGATATGAATAGACATCACCACGAAGTAGAAATGGAAATGATTTTTGTCACCCAAGAAATAGAGCGGCTTAAGAAGCGCAAAAGGAGGCTCAAGAAGGAATACAAAAAGGCCCGCGAGTATTGGCTCAGTGCTGAGTATGTGCGGCAAGAGAAGCAGATGTGCCAATGACACACCATTTTAATCCAGAGGTAGCGGCTCGCTTGGGGATCAATCAGGCCATCGTCCTGTACAACCTTGGCTACCTTCAGACTCAGCGAGCAATCCAAGGGGGGGATGAATACTATTTTGATGGCAGATGGTGGGTGCGACACAGCTATGAATCACTGGCCGAGTGGCATCAATACCTGTCCGTAGACCAGCTAAGGCGAATAATGAAGGGGTTAGTTGAGGCTAATCATGTAGTTACGAGGCAACCCGAACGCTTTAATCGAACAACGTACTGGTCTGTAGCCCCCGAGTTTCTTCATGTGGCGAAATCGCCGGATGCAAGTGGCGAAATCGCCGGTTCAGAAGCGGCGGAATCGCCGGTTGTTCTACATGATAACAAACATAAAACAATAACCCCCTGTAGTCCCCCATCAAAGATTCCCGTTCAAGAGATTGTCGGGCTGTATCACCAGATTCTCCCCATGCTCCCCCCTGTTCGCAAGCTGACCAAGCAGAGGGAGGGATACATCAAGCAGAGGTGGCGCGAGGGTGACCTCCCCAGCATTGAAGTCTGGGAAAAGTATTTCGGCTACGTCAGCCAATCCAAATTCCTAACCGGCGGCATTGAGGGCCGTGACGGGAAGCCCCCGTTCCGTGCCGACCTTGAGTGGATAACCAAGCCAGCCAATTACGCAAAGATATTTGAGGGCAAATACCATGTTTGATGCACCAGACACCTACAAACCTTCCGGGTTTCAGCAACCCCCCGGCGTCTGCCAATCCTGCGGAGACAAGTCTGATTGGCGAATGCTTAAAGTTGTTCACGCTAGAGGAGAGTCGTGGCGGGCGCGGTATGCCCATAACGTCTTGGACGGTTGGGACGGCGGCAGTAAGCCTGATTGGTCAAAGATATCCATGAGGCGCGGCCTTCAATTTGAGGGCTGGCTTGAGTTTTGCAACAGGTGCGAGGGTCAGCCTATCCGACCAAACAGCATCACAATCACCCCAGAGGACATTGAGGCGCACAAGGATGCCAACCTTGAGTCAATCAAGCGGATGGTTGCCGAGGCGTCAGAGAAAATGACCGCCCTGCCCTACGACAAGAACAAGCGGGGTGAAGAGGTATGAGTTTCACCGGCACAGCACTGGAAGACATTACCAAGATTCGTCAGGCATTCCCCCGTGACTTCACTCATGCCCAGCTCTGTGAGCATTTCGGCTGGGAGAAAGCGAGGGCTAGGCAAGCCATTGTCATGGGTGTCTCGCAGGATTACTTCCGCATCGTAGGGGCAGAGGACTCCGTAACGCAGTGGGTCACCTATGAAAACGTGGCTTGGCGCAGAGAATGGGTGACTAAGCGATGGGGGGTGTCCGATGAGCGGCGAGAGCTGGCTGGTTGATAGCCGTGATGCGGCAAAAAGGTTTTGTCAGTTTGTTATGGATCAGCTTGAGGAGGGTACTGAGCGCCGCTATTCCATCAAGCGCGAGACAAGAAGCTCATCCCAAAATAATGCCCTGCACCTGCTGTTTCGTCAGATTGCAGAGGAACTGAATGACGCTGGCTACACCCGACCCCACCCTTGGGGAAAGATGGAGATTCCCTACTCCGAAACAGCAGTGAAGGAGATCTTCTACCTGCCCATTCTCGACAAGGTGTACAGCAAACAACACTCATCCGACCTCGACACCAAGGAGCTGTCCGAATCCGTGGACATTTTGCTGGATGCACTAGCCCAGAACACCGGGATTGCCATGCAAATGCCACAACTATTCCAAGGACAGCCCACAGGAGGCCGTATATGAGCCGTGCTAGGAAGATATTACTTAGGCAATGGCATCGCATAGGTTGGGATAACGAGGCCCTGTGGTCGCTTCTAGGCGTCTTCTTGTTGACGTTGATATTTCAGTTAATTGAGAGGGGGTATTTCTGATGGGTGGCATCAAAATTACCCAAGCGGATAAGTGGTTCAGTTTGGCGATACGGGAAAGCTACGATTGGACCTGTTGCCGGTGCGGGACTAAGTATCATCACAATCATCAGGGATTGGATTGCAGTCATGGATATTCTCGCGGCCACTGGAGCGTTCGCTTCTCGACTCTCAATGCTCGTCCAGCCTGTATGGGTTGTCACCGTATTGAGAGCGGTCACTGGATGGAGCGACTCCTGACTGATTGGGAGCGGGAGAGACTGCGCGAGCTACGTGATGACGTTCAGCTAGCCAAGATGTACCGCAAGACCAAGGGTAAGGGGGAGCTGAGCGCCCACTGGAAACATCAATATGACATTTGCTTACAGGCCAGAGAATGCGGCGTCACCGGAGTGCTACCGCTGGAGGACTTTCTGTGATTTCGAGGCTGGGTTGATAAGACATGGTGGTTTGGCGACGAAGACGGCAAGATTATATTCGCCGTTATCATTGAACACCCCAAAGATAAAACCCCACCGGCTGAGCTGGTGGAATTGATTGAGCTGTACCGACAGGGCTACCGCAAAAAGGATTGATTACTAATCATCCTCTATCCAGCTTTGAACCAGCCTGCCAAACGGTAGCCAGCCAAGGGTTTCGCTGTCTTCTAAGAACTCATCCATCTTGTCAGGATCACCGGCATAGGTAATTACGTCTGCCGCCGGAGCCATGACCATTTCGCCAATGGGGGTGATGCTTGGAACCAGCGCCGCCGCCCCGTCCTGCCGCGACTTCTCAAGCTGATAGCTAGACAGCAAGTTAATTGAGGCAACGCCTAGCGCCCAATCCCTGTAACGCGCAGGGAAGTTTGCTGGGTCAGGCACATCACCCTTGATTGCCTGCCTGCCCTCCATCAGCGCGGCATTAGTGCCACCGACCACAAACATATACGCCAGCGCATTCTTCATCGCGTCTTTCTTGTTGCCGTTCTTCCACTCCTGCACAACAAGCCGCTCAAGTTGGTCAATCTGCTTCATGGCAAACGTCTTCAGCATCCAAAGTACGCGCCAGTCAGGATGCTCCAAGTACCACTTAGGGCATCTGCGCCATATTAGGAAGGCTGGAGTCTGGCGATGTTCGGCGGCGGCAAACTCTGTAACAATATCGGTTTTCTCGCCCCTTCATTAAGTCGCGCTTGAGGCGAGCCATCTCATTCGGCGTGAACGCAAAGCCCCATTCATCATCAAACTTGCCCTTGCGAATTAACTCTTTCCCCTTCTTGAGAGCCGCGTTCATGGCTACGTTCTTGCCGAACTGATCGACTGCGCGGAAGCCGCTTTTCTGAAACACTTGATCTGACGCGGCACTGAAGCGCTGAGTCCATTTGCCAACATTTTCCTGAAGGAACTCACCCGTTGCCTGATTAGCAAGGCCAACATCTTCAACCGTCATAGTAATGCCGCGCTTAGCAAACATATCCCTCATTGCCGCAACAGTATTCTCCGCGCCAAAATTTACAAACGAGTTAGCAATGTCACCAAGGTTCAGAACAGCAGAGTACGGGTTGCCGATTGTTCCCATGTACGCGGCTTTTCTAAGGTTTGAAATCCACGCATCCGGCCCCCTTTGACCGTAGACAATCAGAGTATTGAGAGTATCGCCAGCCGCATCTTGAGCCTGCGCACCAGCGCCCTGATCTTTAAGCGCGTTCTGCATCTCAATCTGAAGCCGCTGACCAGTACGAATCTGATTCTCAAATGAATCCAGCTTACGCTTAGCCTCATTGCGTTGCTTCTTGGTTCCCTGCTGAGTTGCCGCTCTCAGCTCCGCTCGAGTAGCGGCGTAATTTTTGAGCCTCATTTGATCGAACGCTTCCGTTTGCGCGATAGCCTTCCTGATATGAGACATCGCCGCGATAACAGGCTCCTCGTAGTTAGGCAAAAGCGAATCACCCACCTCTAGAAGATTTCTGTTCTGCTCGTATTCAGAGGTAAAATTCTGGCGGCTAGACGGCCCCCTCTCGCTTGCATAACCGCCATCCTTTTTAAACACGGAGGGCCAGTAATAAGGATCTTGAGGGATGTCGCCGTCAACGCTCCGGCGTAACCCCGCATTGGTTTTTTGTAGCTGAGCCTGTATCTGCTTCATTCCATCAAGAAGATCATCGGCCTGATCTCCGTACCCTTTCCTAATGTGAGCAACCAGAGCGTCATACTGCTCCTTGCGCTCAGCAAAATTCTTGTTTGGGTTTTTCTTTTTGATGTTGGACATATTCAAAATGCGGCGCTGTATCTCCTTGTCCTGCGCTGACGCTTTCTGAAAATTAAGTATCGGCTGAGTTTTCATTGCCTGCTCAGCGAAATACTGCCGCTGAACAATGTTGCCCGCTGTGCGCTGGATAGAGCCGCCAAACGCCTTGCTCACCCACTGCTCGCCGTGCTTTGCTAGCGGCCTGATTGCCTTGGTAACCCAGCGCTTTAACTTGCTGGGGTTGTATCCGTCACTAGTAAACCCGACCTCATCTGCCAGCTTGCTGTTCTTGGCCCGCAATTCCTCAAGGGTTGCTTTGCGAAAGTCAATTAACTCTCTGCCGGTTTCCATTTCAGCGTGGCGCAGGCGCTTGGTGGAAAGCCCTGTCTCTTGTTGCATCTGGCGCAAGGCAATACCGTAGTCAGCGCCGGTCAAAGGCTTCCCCGTCTGGCGGGTGTAGTCTTCAGCCACCTCACTGAGATAGCGTGTCGCCTGATCTATGACCTCATTGCTATCTGACGTTGGCCTGTTTAACTCAGCTACTTTTTTCTGCCGGATCTTTAACAGCTCTTGTCTCTGAGCCTCATTCTTGGCGATGTTGCCTTCAGCCCTGCCAGCAATAGCGCCGAACCCAGAGCCAAGCAGTGCAGTACCGCCACCTAGCTTCAACCCGTCTACTAGACGCTTTTCAAAGTCACCATCCCCTTCGCTGAATCCGTACAGAAAACCCTCTATTCCAGCCGCGCCGCCCTGCCTCAGCGCACCTTCTTTAGCTGACTGCCCCACGCCGAATGCTCTGCTCAAAGCAGAGCCGGACGCAAGGCCACCCCCAAAGCGAGCAATAAAATCTGCCGCGCCGTGGTCATCCACAAACTCTTTCTCTCTTGCCCTTTCATCACCGACAAACTCGGTATATTTTTCGCCAAGCAGATCAGTAGGCAGGGCCTTGGTGTAGGCAGATAGCATGAGGTATGGGGCTAGTCGCCCAGCCGCCCGCGCCTCATCACCCAGAACGCCGAACGATGCGCCCTCTCGGGCAGAGTTAATAAAGCCAAGGACTTCAGAGCCGACCTCTAAATCATCAACGGCCTCGCGCCGCATGATGGAAAAGTTTTCCTCCAGCTTGTCATATATGCCCAGCTCTTTTGCCTGAGCCTCCATGATGGCAATCTCATCAAGGTCTTTCTGCGCTTCCTCCTGTCGCCTCTCAAGATCCTTTTTGTTTGCTTGGCTTCGCTGGTCTTTCTCTGCAAGCTGGCCCTCAAGGTCTTCGTTCTGCTTGTCCCACCCGCTACCAGTCGCAACAGCTTCTCGCCGCATGATGGCAAAGTTTTCGTTAAGCTGATCGGCAAGACCAAGCGCGGCGGCTTGCTCCTCCATCCGCGTTATTTCGGCAAGCTGTTCTCTGGCGCTCATTGATCTGGGTCAGCCGCGTTTTGCTGAGCCGCCAAAGCCTCGGCTATGATTCTGGCAGTCTGCTCCGCTACGCTCTCAGCTTCTCCGGCGCTCTCTCCACTGACAGACTCAGCGCTAATCACCTTCAAAGCCTCTTGGATATTGCCTCCGGTAGCCATATAGCGATCAGCCATTTTAAGGGCCAAGGTTCCCGCCGCTTTCTCTTTATCCTCCTCAGAGTCAAGGCCGTTCGGATCTACATTGATGTTCTCTTTTTCAATGTAATCAAGTGCCGCCGCTTCAAACAGGCCAAGCATTGCAGAAGTCGGAGGCTCTGCCGCCGCATACTGTCGCTCTAAATGATTAAGCACCATCTTGTTTGCCGTGCCGGGATTGACCTCTGCTAAAGCATTAAGCTGTTTAATTTCTGTTTCACCAAGCCCAAGCTCCTCTAGCTTTTTGTCCGTCCACTGATACTTGTTTTGGTTTGCTTGCTCTTTAGCGTTTTCAAGTTCAAGCTGTTGTTGTTCAACTTGGCGAGAGACTGCGTTCCACACCCCCTCCATATCCGCATAAGCTGGGTTGGAAAGGAATTTCTCCTTCCCGCCCTCGGTTCCAGCCAGCGCTTTAGCCGCCCTAACACCCATGTTGTAGCGACCTTCATTCTGCTTTATTAGTCTTTCCGTGGCGCGATAATCAGCAGTTGCAACCCATTCTTGGTGCTGTGCTTCCGCGCGAGCCGCCGCCTCTTCTGTCAGGTTAAAAGACGCCCAAGCCCTCTCATTGGCCTGCGCTTGCAGATCCATAGACTGCTCCCGATCACGGCGAGCCAAATCTGCGGCCTCGGATTGCTGACCAATCTGACCAACCCTTACGGGGTCCATGCCTTCAACCGTGCCAGCAATAGCATTCATCCTGCCCTGAAGATCGGCTAGCGTTGCATCTCGGTCTCTCCCGATGAGGGTGGGGTCTTTCAGCACGCGCATATACTCATTTTGAAGGCTGGCTACAGATGACCGCCCTACTTGGAGACGCCTCGCCTTTTCTTCTTCAGTCTCCCTCTTGCGATAATCTTCGGCAAGCGTCAAGTACTGACGCGACTTATCGTCAAAGCCATTACGCTCTGCCCACTGCCCCATCTTCATTAGGTTTGCAGAGTTGTCTAAACCAAACTTCTCACCACGAAACATAGCCTGATTATCAGGGCGAGCAATCTGGCGAATTGCATTAGCTCCCCAATCACGGCCAGCACCCATCTCGCCAACCGTCCCGGCTAGCTCGCTGAGCATTCCTTGGAGTCTTGCTGACTCATCTTTTCCCGCCATCTTACTTATCCTCCAAAGATTGATTTCCAAAGACCGCCTGCGTTACCAAGGATGGAGTTAATAATATTCCCCTTAAGCTCAGTCGATGCCTTCTGTGCATTAACATCAACCTGTGCGCCACCCAATCCAAGCTGAGCAAGATAGCCCTGACCCGTAAGCTGACCTGTCTGCGCTCTGTCTGCATCAGCACCAGCTAAATCCATCAACTGCATCTGCTGTTGCATTGGCAAGAAGCTAGTCTGATAAGCCTGCTGTCCTAGCTGGCCCATCTGTCCAGCCATTTGACCCATCTGAGCAAGCTCACTCATAGCGGACTGACGCGCCCCCAGAGCGGCCTCATTGCTACCCTGTACCCTTGCCCTAGCCATGGCCGCATCTTCTGCTGTGCCACCAAACTGAGATCCTCTAACGCCTCCCCTTCCCATAGCCTGCTCTCTAGCCTGCTGTTGTGCTTGCATAGCATTTAGCTGGGGGTTTTGTGCCGCCATGATCTGGTTGTAAATGTCCTGCTGTCTTGCCGCAGGATCTTGCATGGCTTGGTTGTACATATTCTGAGAGTTAGCCATTGCTTGCTTGGCGTAATTATTCATCAAGCTGTTCTGACCAACACCAAGATTGACAGAGCCATTGGGGCTTATAGTTGTATTACCTAAACTACTGGTTACACCATAGCCCTTGAATGCACTGTTGTCGGCAAGCGTATTACCAAAAGCCCTTAGACTTTTGTTAAAAGTTTTACCGTAATCAGCCAAATTATTGGCCTGATTTATACCCCCCGCTACTGCGGCCGCGCTGGTTATGCCTGTTAAAATTCCTGCGGTGGGGTCAAATTCGTCTTCCTCCATCAGTCTTCTCCTTAAACTGTTCTACGCCCAGAGTGCGTATTAATAGAAATCTGTTGCATTGAAAATGGATGGCTATTAACAGGTACATCAAACCCTATTCTTAACATGTCGCCTGACCCAGCCATGTTGACCTTGCAAGTAGTGAAGTTGCTAGCGACGTTCTTCTTAGCCATGTGACACTTAGCCATGTAAGGCATCTGCTCAGTGCCAAACCCCCAGCGTGAATACAAGTCAATGTCTTCATGGTTGGTAGTGTTGCGGTCATGGTGAAAGCTATACAGCACAGACTTTGGAACCATAGTAGTCATCAGATTGTCGCCGCTTAACAAAACGGTAGATTCATAGCTTAAGGTGTATGCTACAGGCTGATCGTAACCGTCATACATCGTGACACCACGACTGTCCATGCCACCCAAAAGCTCTCTAGTCTTGTAGTCCGACCTAACAGCACAGCCGTCATACCAATCACAACCAGACCAAAAGGTTGCCTTCAGCCCACCAGTAGCAGAAGGCTGACCAAGCTGAAAGACATATGCCTCTCTATCAAAGGGGAACAAGCAAGCAACCAGAGACCTAGATATAAAGTGATGAAGCCTGACAGTATCCCTGTTCTCTGCTATCTGCTCCCTGATTACTGTAGCGACATTCAGTGATGGCTCTGCTATAGGAACAGACTTCTCTTGTATTACTCGACCAAGGGAGCGTACCCCCAAAGGATCAACAAAAAGATGGTCAGAGCCAATGTTGCACATAGCGTCTTGGTTAACGAGTCCCACATCCCTGATAGCGTCCTCTAGCTTTAAACCATTCTCGCCAGCAGGATCTCCCTGTGCGCCAGAGTAGATAAGGATTGAGTGCCGACCAAAGATAATCAGGAAGCCATTGTGTGCGGCTATGCCCTGAATCTTGTCGTTACCTGTAGGCCAGTACTCTCTGACATCAATGATGCCGCCTGAGTTGAAGGGGTCTTCACCCTCTGGCTTTTCCTCAGAGGAATCAATAGAGCCGTCATACCACTGATAAGGCACAAGAAGATCAGAGTAATAAATGACATCATAATTGCCGTTAACACCACTAACCCAAAGGCGACCATAGGCGGCACAAGCAACATCTCCGTTAAGCTCTGGAGCAATGACGTTAAGTCCGATCGGAACTCCATTCTCATCGACACCTCTGTCACCATCTCTTGGTGGCTTGTAATTAGGATGGCTGGACAGGAAAGCAGAAGACCCCTTATAGAAAGCTATGGGCGGCTCGCCTTTGCTAAACAGGAATATGCTGTCCATAAATGGGACAAGCTGGCAATCAGTAAGTCCGTTCTTTGGCTCCCACAGGCCCAGCTTTTCTAGCCTTCCCTTTTTAATCTGAAAGACTATGTAGTAGGCGTAACTCTTTACAGTAAAGTCCAGCTCTTGGCTGTACTCCATTACTCCATACTCTGACTGAGGGCGGTTGTATTCAGAGCTATATGCTTGCTCCATCTTATAAATACCAGCAATGCCAACAACAGTGTGATCATCAAAACCAGTAGCAACTGATGAACCGTTGTACTCATCAAAGCCATATTGGCCTATGCCGTATTGACTTCCCTGTGCCTGCTCTACAAAACGGTAAGCATTCTCTCTGTTGGGAGCGCAGTCTGAGTCCTCAAGGTTTAAGCCTGCATATTCCGCAGTGCAGTATTCGGACATATTATATTTAGACGGCTCAAGCGGCGTGACTTCAGGAGGCTGTTCTTGATCGTGCATAACGGTTTCCATCCGCACGATGTCGTAATCTTCTTCTGGATCAAGGTAAAAGTTGTTCTCCCACACATAATCAGCAAAAGCCTCTCGTGCGGCAAGCCTGCCTACCCTATCAATCACAGCATTGTCAGCCTTAAGAGCAAACTCTATGCTCTGCTGAAACGGGCTTACCTCAGAGTTTAAGCCCTGAGATCCCGGCCCTTGAATGCTTAACTGTTGCAACTGCATTACACGGCTTCCCAGATATATTCGCCACGACTGTTGTTAACGTCCCACGATATAGCGTCAGACAAATATTGCTTAGCCAAGGCAAACCCCTGCTGTGCAGTAGCGCCTCCAGCCTCACCTCTTTCTGAAATGGCATAAGCCAAGGCAAAGTGCATGACAGGATCATCAGGCACAATCATTAGATCCTCATCAGCATACAAAGGAGAAGGCTGTGAATATCCATAAGCAAATAGCTGAGATCCCTTTTGACCCCATTGCCCTAATCCAAACTGAGCTTCAGTGTATTTATAGACATCACCAGTGCCGCCATAAGAGTTGTCAGGAACAGGCCATACCTCTATCTGTACGCACTTTTCGTTAAAGGGTCTAATGACCTCGTCTCCCTGCCCATACCCAGCAAACGAACCATACTCACTTTCGTTATATTCCGATGACTTCACAACGATAGGGCTGGCATCTCCTAGATTGACCCAGCCGGGAGCAAACCACAGGGGCCTACCCTGTCGTGACGGCCTGCTAGATATTTCGTGCATGTTCACTTCTTGAATAAGGGGGCCATCGTCGTAGCGAATAAAGCTGATAGTTGACTGCTCTGTGCCACCTCTCAGGTTGTAACGGTTAACGCCATGAGCAAGATCAAGTATCCATACAGTTCTGAATGCATTCCAAGTATGCGCTCGCATTACAAAGTTACGGGCGTCATTAACCAGCTTGCATACCATCTTCTGCTGGGGGTCTAGATCCTTGCTTAGTACGCCCTGCTCAGGAGTTATCTCTATCTCCCTCATGCGAACCAATACTTCATTAATCATTTCAAGGTAGTTCATGCGTTTCGCTCCTGTCCAAAATCCCAAACCGCCCTGCCGATCTTCTGATAAGGATCTTTCTCACTACCAAAATTAAGAGCTAGTGAACCCATTGACACACCGGGAATGCCTGAAAGCATCCCAGCCAAAACCTTCAACCTTGCTTTTTTGTAAGGCGATATCTTTGTATAGCCATATAGATCCGTCCAATCTGTGAGCGCCCCGCCCCTGCCTCCAGTTGGTGTTCCCGGCAATACCGCGCTACTACCGCTTGCCAGCTCATCAGTGCTACTAGCGCCTGCCAGCTCATCAGTTGAACTAACAACGGTTTGGCTATCAGTTAGCGTCTCCCCCGTGCTGACAACGGTTTCGCCTGCATTAGGATCAGCACCGGCTAGCGTCTCATCTTTGCTGACAGCGGTTTCGCCCGCATTAAGGTCTGTTGTATTACTGCTGGCATTGCTGTTGCTACTGGCGTTTTTGTCATCATCACCAGTTAAATCTTGAACAAGGCTAATCAGTCCGTAGTTTCTAAGCGCCGCATCATTGTTTGATGACAGTACGGTGTTTGTTGAATAACCGGGCTGAACATAGTCAGGGGCAGTAAACTCAGGGCCAAAGTTCAAAGGCTTTGTTACGTTGCCATCAGCATCCAGAATGGGGCTAATGGTTGAGTTGCCCGCGCCTATCATCGGCGAGATCGGTACGCCGCCTGTTGAGTATGTGCCATCTATGCCATCCAGCGTCCCCCATACCTCTGACTCACCCCTTGGATTGGGCGACCAACTATAGTTTTCATTTAGGCCACCAGAGTTTGAATAGTAAAACGCATCATAGTTGTCGATCTTAGTTGTCACATACTGATTCTTATCTATTGCGCCAGCCACGGTTGGGTTGCCGTTGCTGTCAATTAAATCAGAATTGCCGCTGTTGTTGTCATACCACTCCTGACTAAACTGATCCCACTGAGCTTGAAAATCGTCGCTTGGCTCGCCTGATCCACTGGGGAGCAAGTTGCCTAGTAAGCTAGTCGCGCCATTAACAACAGGGTTGTTGATTAGCCCCATAGTGCTGTAGTCACCCAGCTCAAAGCCGTTTAGCAGGCCATCTACCCCATTGCCAATAAAGTCAAAGGTATTTCGGATTCCTGATGTATCGAGCTGAGGAACAAAATTGAGCAGGCCATTTTCGCCAATCAGTGCGCCCAAGTCTGTTTTGTTTAGGCGGTCTGCATTTATTGGAGAGTTAGCCCAAGCTAATGCTTCCTCCCTAGTCGCATCGGGATTGTTGAATTGATATTCGTCAGCAAGGTTCTCCTCGCTGTTTAGTCTGTACTCATCATAGGCATTTTTGAAAGAGTTAAGGCCGCCAGATATCAGCCCCTTTTCTAAAGAGCCTTGCAGATCAATCTCGCCGTTCATGATTCCGTTAGAGACTAGATCATTAACAGTGCCGCTGACTAAGCCACCCATGAAGCTAGAAGGGGGAGCGCCACCAAAGGCCCAGCTCTTGTCTCCTGTGAAGAAATCGGTTTTTCTCCACGGGACATAGTTATCAGCCACATACCCGCCGGGATTAATACCAGCCATAACAGCACTGGTAAGAACAGACTTCGGATCTATGCTCCCGGTAAGAAGCCCCTGACTAGCCGCGCTTGTTGCCCCAGCCGCTAACCCTGTAGCAAGTTTGCCGCCAATCAATGGGGCAGAAGGGCCAGCTAAACCAGCAGGCAAGGCCGCACCGCCAATCCCGCCTAATGCACTAGCTAATGCAGGGGTTGCCGCGAGCGCCGCACCGGTTACTATAGCCGTCTTTATGTAATCGCCAACGCCAGCGTGATCATCTACCTTGTAGGTCTTCTGGTATCCAGAGCCTGTCCACTTAAATTTGTCGCCATCATCGTTATAGATAGTGCGGTTAAGACCCCACTTATCCATTAGCTCAGCGCCCTCATTTAGCCAGAGCGCATAGGCGTTTTGCCTTGCGAGGGATATATCTGTCTGGATTTTGTTTTGCAGTTCGTCCCTTTCGCCGGGACGGTACATGACATCTTCTCTGTTATTATAAAGCCACTCTCTTTCACCTTTTTCGTACTCAGGGTTTGCCATCATCCATTCAGCAGACTGAACCCAATCCTGCGACTCACCAATGTAAGTCATGTAACTATCAAAGGAACCAAAATGATCTTGTAGCTGACCAGAATCTTGATACTCCTTACGTATCTGATCCTCTGTCATCTGAACAAGTTGAGAGGTTTGATTGGCTGTGGCACTGCCGCCAAAAGGGTTGCTAGCATCCCCCTTAGCCCTGCTGGTAATTACCCAATAATTGTTTTGGTCACTCATTGCTAATGCCTAACCTTGAAGTAAGCTGTTAATCAAAGATCGACGGTTGTTAGAAACAAAGTTTGTAAGCATTCCTTCTGCGCCAGTAGCAGGCTGATAGCCAATAGATACAGGCGAAATCATATTAAACATTCCAGACCCTTGAGGATCAGCATTCCTCATGTTCATCTGGGTAGGTCCAAAGCTTGGCGTGTAATTCTCAGCCGTATCGTGAGGCCCAAAGCTCGGCCTGTAATTCTCACCTAAGTTGTAAGCACCAGCTACGCCATTGCCCAAGCCGATCATTTGATATATCTGCTCTTTACTATGGCCATCCATATAAAGAGAACCCATCATGTCGGCTAGCTGTGTGGCCTCATCAAACATATCTGAGGTCAGCAGTCTGGCTGTATAGTTACCGTAGCTATTTGTGTTGCCTTTATCCCACTCCAAAAGCATGTCATTAAGAATGTTTCCAGCATGAGATTGATTGCCGTTAACGCCATTTCTTCTGACGTAACCAGCAAAGTCGATAGGATCTATCCCTGACCTGTAAGTAAAGTCTCTGTTCTGGCGCTCTTCATAAAGCTCATTTGGAGCAAAATATATAGAGCCATCATCCAGAACAGTAGCGCCATGCACTTCTTCAATTCCCTGTATGCCGGGAGTGCTAGTGTCGTAGTCAGCCGACATATTATTCTCCAGTGCAGACAAAGCCATCAAAGGTAGGGACGCAGTTCAAGCCTGCATTCTCTTCCTCTTCAGTAGTGTCTGTGTAGGTTTCCTCTCCTACAGTGAATGAGTACGGCTCTCCGCTTTCAGAAAGAAATGCCAGCAGACTTTCCAACGTCATCTGCTTATCGCCATAGGTCACATAAGAGTTATCAGTGTTATCAGACTGATCGTTATATGAGTCTGCATTCTCTGTGTTGTAGCTATCAGTTATTTCACTACTCGTAGTTGTTTCCGTAGTTGTCGTTGTCTCCGCCACAGTAGAAGCCTGATCTTGAGAGATGCTTGCAGAATCACTAAGCGCGTAGTTATCACCGCTAACAAACAGTCCACTCGTCTCAGCCGCCGCAATACCCACTTCCGCAACCGCCTCAACAATTCTTGAATCTTGGAGAGCATCTGTCACCTGTACCCTTGCCGCGTTATCCGACTGCCGCTTTGCCACATCAGCGTTGATGTAAGCGGTTGCGACTGCTGTTGTTGCATTCATCAATGGAGCCGCAAATACACGAGCGTACTCCAGCGTTTCATTTTGAAGGGGTTGCAAGGGAACTATGCGAGTATCACTATCTTCTTTTTCTTGACCAACTCCCTGAACTGCCATTGCAACGACCACCGCACTAGCCTGCTCCGGATTGGTTCTGGCAACATCAGCAAGAGCTTCATACAGCGCCACCTTTGCGTTAGCTTCTGCAATCGCAAGTTTTGAATCTGCTTCTTTTTGGACTTGAACCATTCGGATTTGGTTGTGCATGTGGACATCTCTTTCCTCCGCGCTGGTGCAAGCTGTCAGAGACAATGCTAGAATCGGGGTACTGAGGACGGCAATCCTCAGCCCCCTAACCACATCAAATGGAGGTTTGATATGGCTCGCAAAAGTATCCCTGAATCTATCCGCGATGTCTTGCGCTACGACCCTGAAACGGGAAATCTGATTTGGCTTATCAATAGAAGCCGAGGCATCAAGCCCGGTAGCATTGCCGGATCTATCGGCAAAAATGGCTACGTTCAAATTACCTACGAATACAGGCAATACCTTGGACACAGGCTGGCATGGTTTTTGGCAAATGGTGATGAGCCGGAAATGATTGACCACATTAACCATGACAAAAGCGATAACAGACTGTGCAATCTTCGCGCTGTCGATAACTCTATGAATCAGCTTAATCAAAGGTCTGCCAAGAAAGTTTACTGGCATCGCCACAAGTCGAGTGGGCGATGCTACGTTCACACCCACTACAAAAAGCGATCTTTGTACGCTGGAACCAACATCACCACTGCGTGGTTTCGCCGCATCATGGCTGAACGATCTGATCATCTTATTGGCCTCCCGCCGCCTCAAATAAGTCATCAAGTTGTTCGTCAGTAATACCAGCCGCCTCTGCAACCTCGGTCACCCACTCATCAAGCCGGTTGATGGTCGTGGCATAGCCCCAGTGAATGGCGTATGGCGTGACATCTACACCCTCGTACTCAGCCTTGGCATCTAAGGTGGCCACAGCCGCGCTCATAACGCCGTACACGCCTATTTGATCTAGCTGTAGTCTGAGGCTCTCGTTGGTCGCTGACATGCCCTCACGGCGCTTCTGGAGCTTGTTAGCCTCGTACTCAGCTATCTGCTCATCTACTGTGGCATCCTCTGTGGCAGTGAACATAGGCGCGGTCTTATAGGCCTGCGTCCAGTTACCATTCACCTGAGTGACGGCGTCTCTCACTACCATCTCATACTCACCAACCTCTGGGCGCTCACCCTCAAGAACCGGATCAACACCCAGTCCCTCACATGTGGCCTGTGTCCAGACCCGTGGCAGTGATACGTTAGGGTTCATTCGGCGAATCTCGCCTTGGGTATGAACCCCTCCGGTTTCTCGCACTCTGTAATTGCTCATAGTTGATAGTCCTATGCTATTGCGTAAAAGATGTATTCAGCGCCGTCAACGCAAAGGTCGCCTGACGTTGAGGTAACCCTGAATCCAGAAGGTACGTCGTTGTAGGTGGACTGATAGTTGACTGGGGCGTCCGTAGTGTTCAGCTTTGAAAGGATTATGAAAGCGCCCGGGTTGCTCGTAAAATACCAATCACCATCCGCATCAGTACGCTTGATAAGCAACCAGCGAGCGCCGTTGGTAAAGCCGCAGTCAACCTCAACCTCTGAACCATTCCCCGTATAGCTCCCCACCTTTGATATGCCGGGGACGCTGGCAAAGAGGTAGGCGACATAAGTCTGACCACCCATACTGAGTTTATAATTACCGACAGTAAATGTCGTGTCTGTTGGCGCTGAAGTGTTTGTATATCCTTGGTTGCTGTTTGGCAAAAGGAGGTCGTTGCGGTTTAATCTCAAGAAACTATCTGCCGCAATAATAGATGGCGTATGCACTATCCAATCTGATCCACCGGTTCTGGATTTATGAAGCATTAGTTCTGGAGTAACGCCTAAATTGTGGCTAATCGTTGCATTAGCCCCAGTACCCTCATAACAAACAACATCCATGAAGCCGGGGGCGCGTCTCCACAGCCAGCCATAATCGGCCCCGTTCGATCCCGACAGGAATCCGTCCATGTAGTCCCACTTGTTAGCAGGCTGATTTCCCTCTGGGTTGTCTGTGTTTGTTTCCAGCCTTTTTGTTCCGGTGAGACGGGATGCAATGTCTTTGTCGTAGCCCATAGAAACGCCATCGCTGATAGCCATGTCTACCGGGAATCCGGTCTTAAAGCCGGGATCTCCGTCTGCGAATGTGTTCGGTAGAGCCGCAAACAACTCCTCTGGCTCAAACTCCTCCGCTGGCTTGGTGGGCCTGCGAATAGCCATGTAGATAAACTTACTACCACTGCCGTTGATGTCAGCGACTGCCACGGAGAGCTTAAAACCAGTGCTAGTTAATCTAATAAAATTAGAATAGGCTTCCGGCTCACTGGCATTGGCCTTAAATTTCTGAGAGGTTGCGGAATCAACTCCCTGACCGCGCATGGTGTCTACCATGCCCCAATCTCCGGCAACAGTTGCCGCTTTGATCATCACCCACTGAGGCTCAAACCCCAGATCAATTTCTGGGCCGTCTGTACTGCCATTACCCGTATAGCTCCCGCACTTAATCATCGACTCATCGGAGTCGTCGTGGGCGAAGACGTAGGCTACGTATTGACCGCCAGACTGATTTGTTTGATCTACGTCTGCTTGCGTTGATGACAAAGGCCCAGATATTTTTGCGGCATCAAAATGCTCACCTGTTACGTTTCTATCAGCTTCCGTATTGGTGGTTTCGATGCTGTTTGTGTTATTTAAACCAAACGGCGCTGATGCCTTGCCGCCACTGTACCTATACTGGCCAGATTTAGTGTCATATCGGGCAAGAACACTCCAATCTCCAGAGCTATCTGTTCTCTTGACAATAATCATCCCCGGCCTAATACCCAGACTATGAGGGATTTGATTGCTAGAGCTTCCATCACCCGTATACGTCACAACGTCAAAGAAATTCTTGGCCTTGCGGAATGTCCATGAGACAAGGTCATCGCCGGTCTTATTAAGACCGCTATCAGCGCCAACCGTAAACCCATCTGAATT